TGTCTTGGCGGCCGCCCGGATCTCTTCAATAGATGCCTTGATCAGACCCATAATGTCAGTGACTTTATGGATTGCAAGGCCGCTCTCAAGGAGTTTGTCGAGTTTCCCGGTTGCCTCCTCTATGACATCTTCCCAGCCCCTAATGATTGTCTCCTGCTCGCTGAAAATCCGCCTTGAATTGGTGAGCATGTCATCAAAGATACCTTTGAAATTAAAGGTCTCCAAAGTCCATGTGACGGCGCCCCGGATCTTGTGTAAACCTTCCCATAAGGTTTTGGCGAAATGGGCAAAACCGATTTCGAGCACATACCAGATTTCCTGCCAGCCCCGCCAGGAATCGGCAAGCAGGGCGATGCCGTAAGCGCCTTTCTCGGCCATTTCACCGATTGCCGTCAAAAAGGTTTTGGCATAGCTCTGAATTTCATCCTTGTTTTGCCGGATGTAATGGACAAGCCGTTTTCCGGCCTCTGTGCCGGTTGCTGCCATTTCGCTGAAAAGGGGAATAATAGCCTGGCCGATCTGTGTTTTAATGCCGGTGAAAACCCGCCTGAGCCTGAGCATGTTATCTTGAAATTCGGCTGCTTGGTCTGCGCTTACTTTATCAAAGGTAATACCGAGGGCGTGTGCTTCTTCCTGCATCTTTCGCAAGCCTTCGGCACCCTGTTTCATCAAGGGCAAGAGCTGCGTTCCCGAGCGCCCGAATAATTCTTGAGCAAGGGCCACACGCTTTGTATTATCTTCCATTTTGGCCAGGCCCTCGGACGCCTCAGCCATAATACTGTCGAGGTCTTTCAGGGTACCGTCAGCATTCTTGACTTCGATACCCAAGGCCTCGAAAGACCGCTCCGCCTCTGCAAGTCCTTCATCGGCATCACTCATGCGCTTTGCCAGGGTCCGCACGCCTTTCTCAAAACTTTCCATACTTGACCCGGAAAGCTCAACCGCATGCTTCATACCCGAAAGCATCTCAGAGGAAAGCCCCAGCCGGAGGCTCATTTTCTGAAATTCATCTCCGGTCTTGGCCGTGCTTTGAGCTACGGCATAAAGCCCGGTACCCAAACCGCCGACTGCTACACCCGCACCGAGGGCGAGCTTCTTGAGGCCGGGCAACATGCCCCGGAGCGATTTCATAGTGCGAGAGAATTGATCTTTCGCGTGGATTATTATCTCAAGTTTTTCGGCCATGTTCCTGCCTTATCTTCAACCATTCATCCCGGCAAATGGCGAATATCTCAATGATAACGTTCGGCTGCTCTAACACGCTTCCGGGGTCCGGCCACTCCCTGAGCCGGTAAATACCGTCCGTGTGCAGCTCGTGGCAGTCATAAAAGATATCCAGCCAAATCGAAGCGGGCCAACCGGCGATCAGAGCCCTTACGCTACGGTCCCGGCCTGCTCTGCCATAGAACCGGATGGCCCGCCTAAGTTTTTTACATCTCCCGAATTCACGCCGGAAATTGAGGCAATCTTAGAAATCACTACCAAAAGAAGGGGAAGGAATTGCATTTCTTCTGTCAAATCTTCTGCCGTAACAGGCCGAGCCTCTTCACTTTCCGAGTCCTTGACTTTCATATCGATATTCCTGATATGCTCGGAAAGCACCTGTGAGCCCAATTCCTGAAACTCCAAGGTCATATCAAACAAAGCATCGGTATCTTGATCCTTTGGCATCTCTTCCCATTTCTCAAGCAACGGCCTTACGGCCAGCATTGCCTTCCGGCGAAAGGGGCGGATCTCCATTGAGACTTTTTCACCGTTGAATTCCGGCTCAAATGGCCGCCATCCTATGAGGTATTCAGTACCCATGTGCCTCCTAATATGTTGCTAAAGTGTTTACAATCGTAAACCTGCCTATCGTTCCCGATCCGCTGTTGTATTTCGCCTTGCCGGTAAATCCTACCTCTAAAAGCCCTGGGCCGCCGATATTGACCGGAAAGGTCGTGTAAAACACGGAGGGAAGGACGATTTCAAGCGCGGTGTTATAGCCGGAGGCACATGCCTGGCCCTCGACTGTTACTATATATTCCTGCCGGGTCTGATTGCGGTAAAGGTCAAATTCGGTATCATCTTTAAAGATCGCTGTTCCAGCCACCTCGATTGTCCGATAATCACCCCGCTTGATCCGGTTTGCGTACTTCTTGCCGTCCAGCGTGCCCTTGGCCTCAAGATTATTGTTAAACGTGATTGTTATCGTGGAAAGCTCGTCAACCGCAGAGCCGCCTATCTGAATGCTCGCCTGGTTCCACATCCACTCCGATCCGGTAGTATATGATGCGGTGTCTTTGGCTACCTTGCTAAAACCCCCGCCGATCACCGAGGCCGTTTGTTTGATAACCGTGCCGTGTGCAATCTCAAGGGTTAGGGTATTGAGCAGGCAATCTTCATATTGATGGGCGCTCCCGGCGTCCCGGTAAACTTCAACCGTCATGGGCGGTACTGCTGCCAGGTCGCCCCAATCGTTCGGACTCGGCATGAATACATGACTATATTCCGATGTGCCGAGGGTTGCCGTGTATGAGTCCACGTCACACCACGCCTTGAAAAATTTCCCGATTAAAAGCGGGTGAGCGGGTACCACGATATCGCCTGCTATCTCGTGAAATCCGTCCAGGCTCTCGCCTTCTTCCATCCGGTTTCGCATACCCGATTCGACAATCTCCGGTACAGTCTCGACCAGGCTTTCGGAGATAAGCGGGAACCAGTGATAAGATCCCGTTTCAGCGGTCCCGTAGGAATCCTGAAACCCAATCCCTAAATGTCCATTCTGTCCATAAGCCATTATTCTTCAACCTCCTCTCGCTGAGCTTTTTCAAGCTCCTCGTCTATATCTTTCCCCAATCCGCTGATCTGCAGACCGAGCTTTGGGGTTTCTTGCTTAGATTTCTTTTGTTTCACTTTTCGCCAGAGCTTGCTTTTGATAAGCTGCCCGGCCAAATCGTCGCCAACATCGCGCACCACGCCCGTTTGCACGAGGCCGATGCGCGAGTATTCGCGTTCCTCTTCGCCGATGTATTCTAGTTTCATGCTCTCACCTCTGCTTTAATGGTTATGATTGCAGCATGAAAGTAAACTTGTGCCTCCTCATCCTCATTGAATTCATACTTGATTTCATACCCGTTTGTCATGCTGACGGTACTGTTAAGGGTTTTATTCGCCGTGAGCACGTCCATGACTTCCTTTTCCGCATCCTGCAACCGGTCCTCTGCGTCCTCCCCGCTTAAAAAACTGGCCGTCTGGATCTCTACCATGACGGAGGGATGAGCAAGCCACGGTTGTGTGCCCGTAGTGTAGGGATCATAATCTAATCCACTTCTATAAATCCCGATCCAGCCCTTGCCTTGGGCTGCTGTGTTCGGGTCATCATTGCGCTTTGGGTTTCGCTGAATGATGTAATCGGACAGGTTATCATCCAAAACCGTCTTGACACCTTTGGTTATGTCCTTCATGTTGATCATTTCAGGATCTTCCTTACCCACTTGGCATAAAGCTCTTTGATCTGCGGGCCGATTTGCTTTTGTGTCGGCAGTATCCGGCGCACCGAGAGATTGTCCTTGCCAAAGTGGTGCTTATAGGCATAATCCACCCCTGCCTGAATCTTCGCTACCCAGGCATCCCAATAATGCTTCCACCGGCTCCGCATCGTACCGGTATCCTGCAGGATCATTACCTTGCCCGTTTTCTTCGGTCCTTTCCGCCGCATAGCAATGGTTACGGGCGAGAGTTCTTTCCAGCCGGTGCCCGGGTGGGCCAGTTTCCCTTGCGTCTGGAAATTCTTTTGAATCCAGCGATCGGTCACAGCCACGGCCTGAGCATTTACGGTTTTCCGGTTCTGTAGCTTTTGCACCCGTGAATCCATGTGCTTCTGTAGCTGCTTAATGCCGATCATAGTAAATGATGCCAGTGCCCGTGCCATCAATCCCTCACATCCTCTAATGCATCCAACCGCTCCGAGCTTACCTGTGTATATGGGCTTTCCGCCCCTAACATGGTATGTACAGGGTGATAATCTTGAAGGTTTGACCATATTTGCCCGGTCTGCGGTGCCGGAGTTATGGTTGTCCCTGATCCCGTGTAGATATATTCCTCGCCATCCTTGATAGCTTCGATCCGCCCGATCACTACATCATGTATTTTTTGGGCATCCTTGGGCACCCGTGTCTTGAGCGCATTGTAATAGGCAAGGTCAATAGTCAGGTCTTTAACCGTAGGATGAGAGCCGGAAAAGGGAACGGAGAAGTGAGAGGCTAAGCGCCCATTTAGCTCCATTTCCGCATAATATATCAAATCGCTGTTTACTTCAATCGCGGTCTTGGCCCAGGTTTTCAGGACCGGATACCGGATTATCACCTCTTCATAGTCGGTATAGCTCATAATCTCA